GAACGACGTGGAAAGCGGAGTGACATCGCGAACCTCAGATGATATCGAAAGCGTTGACGATTGAATCGTCATCAGGCTGAAAAGGTTGGAGTAAAACGAGTCGCCCGCCTGTACGCTCACCGAGCCCTCGCCGCCCACGATTGGATAAGACATCGGATCAACTCCTAGACGTAGGCCCCAACGGAAAACAGGTGTTCACTGTGCAACATACCCGGCTCATTGAGATCCATCGACGACTCATGATGCATGATGGTGGTATTCCAAGACGTTGCAATCGTCCCCATGTTCCATCCGTGAAGCCCGTACGTCGGGGCGGTTCCGGACGGAGCCCAGTTTCCAATGACGCGCTCATTGATCTGGTCGAGAGACGACAATCCGACGAGGTTTCCGCTATCGTCAAGTTCTGCGACGAAGACATCGACCTTCACGGTGGCCTTGTATCCGCGCTTCCCAAGCAAGTCGTCATTGGTGAAGTTCTGATAACTAAAGACGACATAAGGCGGGAGTGTTCCAGCCGGAGCAAAGGTTTGCCGAACGTCGGTAATGAGCGGGCTTGCAGCGTTAAAGAGGCCGCCGGTTCCGGTATCACTCAAGAACCGCGCCCCGATCGCCGCCGACATGGCTGGGCGTGGATGGCTCATGCGACCCCCTTGCGGAGAGACCGCATCGCAGCGTCCATCATCGCCTGACGGGCGTCACGGATACCCAGCGTAGCCCACGGGCGCGGATGAATGACAGCTTCCTTGGTGATGAGGAAGAGTGCTTCGGAGATCTGCCGGACTCCGCCACGCTTGCGACCGCCTCGGCTGGGCAAGAAATCCCGAACGATCAACAGGCCGCTCTGCGTCTTGATGAACCCAATGGGATTTTTCTTGTCGGCCTTGAACTCGTCAATAGCCGCACGGGCGCTTCCTCCGTGTCGTGCTACGGCACGCTTCGCTTCGGACGAAAGGGGTATTGCCAGTGCCTTGGCCGTCCGGGGGCGGATGTGTGCCCCCGTCTGGAGGTAGCGGGCGTAGGGAACATCCGAACCCACATAGGCGTTCGCCTTGCCGGGCTCCGACTTGAGCATGTTAAAGCTGTTCCGCAGAAATCCCGTCTGCGAGTTGGGGTAGTTCCCGGGCTGGCTCGGTACGCCTCCGTGATTGCGACCGAACCCGCGAACGATGGTATTAAGCAGACGCACCGCCATCTCGTCGGCGGCTTCGTCCGCTGACTTCCTGAGCTTCGACATGAACTGATCCAGGCTCATCGCTGTCCACCGCCGATCTTGTACTCAACCGGCACCATCGCATATTTCTTTCGGCCAGCCCCATCGATCGGTGGGCCGACCACCGTCAAGGTCCCATCCTGAAACTCGCCGTCATCAGGGATGATCCGATCGGTGTTCTGGATGTCCGTTCCATAGAGGAAGTACGCGCGTCCGTAGGCAACGCCGGTTTCACGCATGCCGAAGTTCGACTCGCTGTTGCTCTGCATCTGGATTGTGCACGGAACCTGCGTATAGATGTCATCGAACGTGAACGTACTCGCCAAGTTCGTATCGGCGGATTCCGTCTTGCGGCGGATGGAACACGTTCGATTGAGAAGACCCCGGAAGCTCATAGGCTGACCCTCCGGAAGGGCCTGCACATGGTGTAGAGCATTTCGCGCGTCGTGAGGGCCAGAGACCCGCCGCGCGAGTAGCTGTAATCGCCGATCTTCTCGGCGACCATGTTCGGATCAATGCCGTTGTCGGCGGCACTGAACTCCGACGACACGCACTTGAACATCGCCATTTTCAGGCTTGAAGGCATCGCCGAAAACGCAGGCGAACTTCCATACCCACCGACGTAGACGATCTTGAGGTTTTGAAAGCCTCTGGTGAAGTTGGGATATTGGCCGTACTGGGGACCGGCCATGTTGGGCATGCCGAACGAGTCGTATGGAAATCGACGGGTGCTGCTGGGCTGAATGCGCACCTGGCCTCTCAGGGCGTTGTAGGTGTAGAGGCTCGACTGCACCGCCTGCGGATTGTCTCCGGGCTGGGAAAGCACCTGGATGCTCGTGATGCTTCCGATGGGCGGATTACGCACCAGGAACGTATCGGTTCCCCAGCCGTCGTGGTACTCTGTGAATGTCGCCGTATCGAACTTCCGTCCGGTGTAATCCTCCATCTCCTCCTGCACTGCGCCAAGTAGGAACGACAGCTTTGCGTCGTAGGTCGAAACGCAAAGGCTGGCCCAGGTCTTGTACTCGGCGAGTGTGGCAATAGCCATTATTTGCGAGCCTCCTTCGGGGTGCCTCGCTCCTGAAACTCACGAACCGACTGGTGCATCACGCTGAAGTTCTGCGTCGGCCAAGCGCCGACCTCTTCGATATGTCCTACGCTCAGGTTCGGCGTGCTATAGAGGTTGAGATCGGCCTGCTTGAAGCGATGCCAGAAGTTCATATCCGCATCAACCCGATCGTCTCCGAAGTCCAGGTTTTTGCCCGGAATCTCCTGCATCATGGGTTCGTTTCGATCCTTACACCACGCCGCGAACTTCTTCAGGCTCTCGCTGCGGAACAGCGTAAAGCCGAAGTGCGCGTGATCCGAACGCATGGCGTCGCTGCCGTCAAAGACTTTCTCGTCGTCGCACCAGCTGATTCCCGCAAGCATCTCTTTTACCTCGCGTCGAGCCTGGAGTCCCGCAAGAGCATCGGCCTGGGGAGTTCGCTCGAAGATCGATGTGAGGCGATCGAAGTGACACGTATTGAAGAGCGTGTCATAATCGACCGTGAAGATCCATTCGTATTCGTCCCAATATTTCCGGAACATACGCTCGATTCCGTGGTGCCAGTACGCACCGCCGATGTCGTAGAGCGGAATCTTCCGGCGCACGGCTACGTCAAGGATCGGCAGGATGTTGTGCTTCATCAGCAGCCGAGGTGACGACATAATCATGCAGCACGATCGGCTGATCGGCGACGGTTTGATGCCCTGGAGATTCAACGATATCGGCAGTGAAGCGCAATCCTTGATTTCCGACTGCCATTCCTCAATGGCGATCAGGCCGTTTGCCCGCATGACCTGCTCAAGTCCGGCTTCGTTGAATCCGGTCTTGTGATAGTCCCCTTCATCGATTTGACCTCCGTAGAGGTAGCTCAGAAGCGTTCCGCCATCGACGCCGTTGCGCAGAGCCTCTGCCCACTTGTCCAGGTTCACCGTTGCGATCTTGATCTTGCCGCCCGGCTTTAGGACTCGGACCCAATCAGCGATGACTTTGGGGGCCGTGCGCTGGTCGAAGTGCTCGATGATGTGGCTCGCCCGTACCTCATCAACCGATTCGTTCTCGTAGGGAAGCGGATAAGCCTCCTGGCCGTTCTTTCGGTCGATGTTGATATAGCCGTGAAGTTCTCCGTATCCCGAACCGACATTCAACCGAATAGGCTGATCCGGGATCTCGATCTTGACTTCCGGTCGCGGATCCACACTCAGAATCGCACTCATGAACTTCTCCCTGTCAGGGGATTCAGAAACGAAAACGACACAAATCCTGCCAATGCCGCCGGGCGAACCCGTACGGCATTGACAGGGAAATCGGCATCAACCGATGACGCGGATAAGGTTGGTGCTCACGCCACCAATGGCTTCCGCCGAGGTGGTGGGAGAGACTTCGGCACGCGAGAGATCGCCGAAGACGGTGTACGAACCCATCGTGCTCGCCACAACGCCGGGAGTGGACTTGACGCCCACGTAACGCTTCCGCTTGCGCAGATCGACGTTGAACTCAATGATGGTGTTCGAGGTAGACGTATTCACGATGGGAATCGTGAAGTCGGTTCCACCGACGAAACCTGTCACGTTGGCGAAGCTGGTTGTATTGGTGTCGTTGGCATCGACCAGGGCGAGCGTCGAGAACGTGGCCGATGCGTTGGAAGCTCCGGACGGAGCCACCATCACGCGGATCTTGGCGTAGTCGTACCCCTGGCCGTCGAGGTAGGAAACGTCGGTCGCGTTGGTGGCGATCGTGCCGAGCTGCTTCATCTGGTAAAACTTGACATTCTGCTGATGAATCATGGATGTTTTCTCCTATCAGGTGCCCGTAGGAACCTGTATTAGGCCGTGGCGAGACCGACGAAGGGACCGGGGACCTGGTTGGCAGCAGTGGCGTCGTAGTTGCCGTAGTCGTGGACAGTGATGGCAATCCGCTCCAGACCGCGAACAGCAATCATGTCTTGATTGAAATAGAACTGATCGGAAGTGGCAATGCTCATGGAGCCACGAACCTCGCCGAACTTCGCTCCAAGACGGAACGAACCGAACGCGCAGTTGATGGTCTTGGTTGCGGGAGCCGGAGAGAATGCGCCGGTGCCTGATCCGACCTGCATGAACCGCACGGGGTAACCGAGGAACATGGGCGTGTTCTTGTCGGGACCCTGAGCGCCTTCGGCGTAGGTCACGCCGCCGAGGTTCTGGAGGAGACGAACGCAATTGTTGTAAAA